TTAAATACAACAGTCATGGACCAGTCCCATGGTGTCACTACAACAGTGAACACCGAAGATGGGGATGGTACTTACCACATTAATAAGGTCCAGAATATCCAACCGACTCTGGACTATGTTAAACAGCATCATGATGTCCCAATAGATCGGTCAGCACCTTACCGGAAGGTTGCTGAGATTCCACCGGTGTTAGCTTCAAAACTATACCGTCAAGGGATACTCCAGGATAAAAAAAGACTCATGAAATGGCTGGACAGACCGGAGAACAAACCGTTCAGAACCTGGGAAGGAAATTTGACCTAAATGGCCATCTCAACATTTTCGGAGTTAAAGACAGCAACCAGTAACTGGTTGAACCGGTCTGACCTGGATACCAGGATCCCCGAATTTATTGATTTAGCTGAAGCCGGGTTTAATCGGATGCTTAGAACCCGGGATCAAATGACCCGGGCAACTACAACAGCATCCACACAATATGTGAGCCTTCCAGATGATTTTCTCCAGGCCAGAAACGTCAATATCACTAGCACCTCAACACCAAAGAGGTTGCATTATCTGACACCAGACCGGGCCGACGATTACCGGGAGCAAGTAAACAACACTATTGGTGTACCAGATTTTTACACCATAGCCGGGAACGCTATGGAGTTACTTAAAACCCCGGACAAAAATTACACCTTACAGATCCAGTATTTTGCAAAGGTCCCAGCACTGTCTGACAGCAACACCAGCAACTGGTTGTTAACATCGCATCCTGATCTGTATTTGTATTCAACTTTGATGGCAGCAGAACCTTTTCTAATGAATGATGCCCGTCTACAGACTTGGGCTTCACTGAGCCAAAAAGCACTTCAAGAAATTATTGATGCAGATGATGCATCCAGATATGCCGGTGGTACTTTGACCGCTAGACCAATCACTGTTTATTCATGAGCTACACAAATGAAACCACGGGACCAAATACCTGGACCAGTCAGATTGGTGCCAGTCAGACCTGGACAGACCAGGGGGCAACATCACAAACGTATGCGGACCAAGGTAATGTTCAAAACTTAATTTATGGTGCAGATGTTTATGGATCCGGGGTTTATTCATCTGTTTACAATGCCTGGATAAACCAATCAGAACAAAACCAAACCTGGACTAATCAGTAACCATGGCAAATACATTTACATCGAATTACTCTCTGGTTAAGAGTGAAATTGGTGGTGATAACCAAAATTGGGGTCAGAACCTTCATAATTCATTGGATGCAGTTGATTCTCAACTGGTTAATAAATTTGATAAAGACAACGTAAAGGGGTTTACATCAACTGCAATTATCTTCACAAACACGGGTTCTTCTTTAGGGACCATCAGTGCTGCATCCGGTGATCTGTTTGAAGACTTTGAGATTGGTGACAAAGTCCGGGTAACGGGAGCAGCATCAGACACAAATGGATCCACATCCAGCCCGTCGATCCACACCATCAGCAATAAATCGAATTCAAATTCGATTACGGTTAGCACCGGTTTAGTCACAGCATCAGCCGGTGATTCAGTGACAATCACATTGGTGTTTGAACCTGGGTATGTTGATGGTGCTGCAATAGACAACACCCCAATTGGTGCAAACACCGAATCCACTGGCAAATTTTCAACTCTGGAAGCAACCGGGAATGTGACCCTTGGCAATGCCAACACTGACACGGTCACCTCAAATGCAAAGCATGGTGCAACCACATTCACGGGTCAGGTCACTTCTGAGGTAACCACTGGCACTGCACCATTTTCAGTGGCATCAACAACTAAGGTGACCAACCTGAATGCAGACACTTTGGATGGTCAGACTGCACCTTCAGGAACTATTGTCGGAACATCTGACACCCAAGAATTAACAAACAAAACCCTTAATTCATCAACCAACACAATACATGCAGACCAATGGAGAACCAGTCGAACATTAACTCTCTCAGGAGACTGCACCGGATCTGCAACTATCGATGGATCCGGGAATGTCAGCTTGACCACAACAGTGGGAGGACTTGTGAAATTTAAAGGCACAGGAAAAGTTTCAGGAACCCCAGCATCCGGGAAAACCTGGATAGCCTATGGACATGCAACTTACACCAACGAAAATGCTGGTGAATATACATCTTTATCTGACTTAGGTGAACTTGCTTGGACTGGTTCAAATGCCCAAGTCAATATTCCGATTAACAATGACTCTACTGGGTTAAATACAGCATTTAATAGGTATGGAACTGCAGGGTATGGATATGGTGATGTAGTCAGTATCAACACTGGTTCAGGATATTATGATTATGTACCATCGGGTGCTACTGCAACATGGACCTACACCTTAGAATTTGATGATGCATAATGCCTACAACCGTTAATCTTTCCCTGACCCTTCCAGAACCGGGTGCTGAATCAACCCGGGGTGCATGGGGTGCTGTTCTCAATACTGCTTTCACTGCAATTGATGCAGCACTGGCAGAAGCAACAACATCTGCTGCTGGCAGGATGTCATCCAGCGATAAATCAAAACTAGATGGTATTCAGGCATTAGCAGCACCAGACCAGACTGGATCTGAAATAAAAAGTTTGTATGAAGCGGAATCTAACACAAATGCATTTACTGATTCAGAAAAAACAAAATTAGCAAATTTATCAGAATCTCCAACAACTGAATTATCCAATGATAGTTCCCCAGCACTAGGTGGAAATTTAGACGTTAATGGGAACGATATTGTTTCAACATCAAACGGAAATATTGAGTTAGATCCTAATGGAACCGGTCAAGTAGTTTTTAAAGGCAACAGCACAAAAGGGTCAGGACAAATCGTCTTAAATTGTGAGGTTAATACACACGGGATTACTTTAAAAGGGCCACCACATAGTGCTGGTGCATCGTACACACTCACCCTTCCAAATGACACTGGTTCAGCAAACCAAGTTTTAAAAACTGATGGCAACGGTGTTACATCCTGGGTTGATCAGACAACCGGTGGATCTTATAGCGATTCAGATGTTGACACCCATTTAAACACCAGCACTGCATCAACAAATCAAATCCTCAGTTGGAATGGTTCTGATTATGCCTGGGTCGCAGATCAAACAGGGGGTGGTGGCGGTGGCGGTGGCGGTGTATCTGAGGATACTGTTGTTGCCCTAGCATTAGCTTTAGGTTGATATGGCAAATACATTCAAAGTAGTAACTAAATCAAGTGTCGCAACCAGTGCTGGCAGCCCGACTACTTTGTATACAGTGCCAGCTTCAACAACATCAATAATACTGGCATTATTAATATCTAATAAACATACCAGTTCAATTAAGGTTTCAGTTGTTATTTCCTCTGACACAACAAACAGTGGTGCAAGTCAAAATGCTGATGTCAATGCAATTAAAGATGTGCATTTAGATGATGAGACTTCTTTAGAACTATTAAGTGGTCAGAAGTACGTTTTGCAAACAACAGATGCAATAAAAGTTTATGCAGATAATGCAAATTTAGATGTCACTCTTTCATTTATGGAGATCACCTAATGCCGTTTATTGGAAAGCAAAGTTCTGCGAATTCTAAGATAAAAAAATACAGTTATACGGCTGAAGCATCACAACAAAATTTTGCAGTAGTTTCTGGAAGTGGTGATGAGCTACAAGTTTTCTTCAATGGGGTCAAGTTAAAGGAAACTGATGATTACACCTTCTCCACTTCTCAAGTCACGTTAAGTGCAGGAGCAAGTGCAGGAGACATAGTTGATATTCACGTTTTTAGTTCATTCCTGATTGCAGATGCAGTTTCTTCCTCAACAGGTGGTCCATTAGGAACAGGAAATAATGAATGGTCTTTACCCGTCACTAGGGCATCAGAAAACGGTCAATTTCTACAGATGTCAGATATATCTAACGGAACGACAACGTGGGCATCTACAGTTGTAAATCCATCAATCACAGGGGTAACAGGGCATCTAAATGCTACGGAAGCAACAGGTGAAGGTGGTGGAGGAACTTTAGTCATTACAGGTGCAGATTTAGGAACAAACATATCACAGGTCACAGACGTTAGTATTTGTAATTCTAGTGGTGGCTCTTCAGTTTCTGCAACCACAAAAAGTGTTACATCTTCTAACACTGAAATAACCGCAACGTGGACAGGGAATGAAAACGGTTACTCTACGTTCACTGGGGTTTATTATGTGAAGCTTACTAAGTCTGGGAAAACGTCAAACATTTTTAATTCGACTAAAAACATTAGTGCAGACCCAACAATCTCATCAGTAACAGGGACAGGTGGGGAAGGTGAAAGTGTTACTGTAAGTTCTTCAGACTTAGGTACTTACGGGGGAACTATTGCAGGAGGAGGTCAGGACAGTAACACAAAATTACTCTTAAATTTCGACAGAACTGGTGGAACGGACATTGAGGACAGTAGCAATACTTCTGGCGATGGGCATAAGGTAACTGCAAACGGAAATGCAACCATTAAATCCAGTCCTTTTGGGGATGGGAAGAGTGCGATATTCTTTGATGGGAGTGACGATGACCTAGAATTGGCTGACTCAAGCGATTTTCATATTATAGATAATCAAGCGTGGACAATGGAGTTATGGTTTTACAATGCCAGAACTAGCGGAACTAACATTAACCATATTTACACGCATGGAGGTGGTGGGGGGCATAATGAGGATCATTGGCAAAACAAACTTTATCACACCGATGGCACTGGATTATCTTGGATAGTAAGAACCTCAAACACAGAAAGGGTGAACTTAAGTGGTGGTAATTTAGATTTTCAACGATGGTATCACATTGCTTGTGTTAAAAACTCATCAAATGTATTTAAGCTTTTTGTAGATGGGGTTGAAAAGGCATCTGCTACATGGTCAGGTACGGCTGATGTTGATGGAAAGTTGTATTTTGGAGTAAACCAAGGTGGTGGTGGTCAGAGGATGTATGGATACCTAGATGAGATAAGGCTAGTTAATGGTACTGCCGTTTACACCTCAAATTTCACTGTTCCAACCAGCCGATTTTCTGCAAGTGATGAAGCAAATACTAAGCTACTGATTCACAGCAATCAGTCAGGTGCTATTACTGATCATAGTGACCACATTAATACACAGGGAAGTATTGATTTTGTAACTAATTTTGATTCGCAAATTCGTGATTACACATATTTATTTGATGGTGTTTATACAAGTGGCAATGGAACGTATTTTGACGCTACCACCCAATCGGCAATAAATAATGCATATTTTATCGTAAGTTTTGGTGGAGTAGCACAGGTAATAAACAAGTTTGATTCAATTTATGTAGAGAGTTATAGCACAAGTTTTGAAATTGCCAGTGAGGTAACATTTTCAGGATCTAATGGTTATAGTGATCCTCAATCTGATACTGACTGGACAAGTTTAGTTCCTGACTCTGGTATTGCTAGTAGTGGCACAGGAATCACCAATTCTTTCGATTGGACAATTGCAGGGGAGGATAGCTCTGCAAAATCGCACCTTTTTACTAACACAACTGCCTATAAATACTACCGAATTAAAATACACGGGACTCCCACTATTCACAATTACCCTTGGTGGAGTGGTTTAGTTTTTTATAATACAAATGACACAAACGATAAAGTCACAGTATTTCAGGACAGTTCATCATCAAATCATTCTATAACCAGAACAGGATCAATCCACTCAAGGGGCCACGGAGGAATTGCCCCTGCGATGACTTGGCCTTCAAGCAAGAAGTTAACTGGAAGTGCTGGGGTTTATTTTGATGGTACTACTGATTATTTAACTATCCCTAACAGTACGGATTTTACCTTCAGTACTGGTGCTTGGACAATCGATTTTTTCATGTATCCCCTTGCTATAAACTCAGGAGTAAGTGGTGGAATTATTAGTTCTGGGTATGAAGGTTGGACTAACGGAGAAAGCAGGGTATGGCTTAATAATGATTCTGGTACTTATAAGCTAAAAATCTACACCTATAGTGGAGAAGACAAAGAAATTTATAATGTTCCGATAAACACTTGGACTCATGTAGCTATATCAAAAGACTCTAGTAACAACTTTAGAGTTTGGTTTGATGGGGTTGCAAAAACCTTTGATGTTGGTAATACAACTGACAGCCGTTCATGGACTTTTAATAATTCCACCAACGGAACTTTTATAGGAACTTACAAATCAAACTCATCAAACCATCACGATTTTAAAGGCTATATAGATAGTTTTAGGGTTCAAAAAGGAGTTGGTTATTCATCGTTTTCAAAACCCACCAAAATCTACGGAGCAATGTTTCCTGCAAACCCATCCGTAGGAACGATTACAATTACTGGTGCTACCACCGATTCAACGGATATTGCTTTTGAGGAAATAAACAATAGTTTACCAAACGGACTAACGCTGAATGATCAGGGTGCAGGAAATCAAACTGCAACGATCACAGGCACACTTACAGACTCTGTTACTACTGACACCACAATTTCAAACATTCGCATACAAGCTAAAGCGAATGATGATGCAAAACGGATCACAGAAGTAAACGAATCTAGTGGTACAGGGAATGTCAGTATTACAAAAAAAGCTGGTGGTGAGCCTGTCCTATTCAACGCACGAAGGTATATGGGGAAAGGAACATCAGGTAGAGATATTACTGGATTTGGTTTTTCTCCTGACTTGGTGTGGGCCAAAGATAGGGACACTTCTGGAGATCACCATAATATAGTTGACTCAGTAAGAGGCACGGCTGGTGGGAGGTTGAACTCAAATAGAGATGTGGCTCAAGGAGCTACAACCAGTTTTGGAGGAATGTTATCTGATGGTTTCAGAACTGGTAGTGCAGCAGGGTATTTTGATTCAGATAATAAAGCATTCATAGCATGGGCATGGAAGGCTGGCGGTTCACCTAGTTCATCCGCACTGAGTTTAAGCGGTGGAGTTGGTGCAGGAACAATTACATCTGGGCTAACCGCTGTTTCAAATGTAACCCAATCAGTCAATCAAAACTCTGGATTTAGTATCACTAAATATAGTGGTAGTACAAGTCAGGGAGTTTTTCCACATAATTTAGGTGCAAAACCAGATTTTATTATTATTAAAAACCTAACTGATGGCAGTACAAATTGGGTTTGTTGGCACACTGGTCTTAATAATGATGCTGTTGGTAATGGTATGTGGATTCATTTAAATGAAAGTGGGGCAAGAGCCTATAATGGAGGAAGTTCTCAACCAACTTGGAACTATTTTCCAGCTTTAGATAGCACAAACATAACTATTGCTGGGAATAGCGGTTTTGTAAATAACAGTAGTAAAGATTACATTTGCTACGCCTGGACAGCCAAGTCGGGCGTGTCATCGTTTGGGACGTATGAGGGTACAGCATCAGAGCAAACTATAACCTTCCCAAATATTGGAGGTGTAGCAAATCAATTTGCCCCTAGTTTTGTAATGATTAAATCAATAGATTCTACTGATAGTTGGTGGATGTTTGATAATAAAAGAGTTGCTTCAGGAACACGAAATGATACTGCCCAACTAAGGGCAGATAATGCTAATGATGAGGCTAACAATAGCACTTCTACTTTAGGGGTAACATTAAAAACAGACAATGGATTTACAGTTCATGATTATGGTGGTGGTGTAAATGGTAATGGCAACACCTACATCTACATGGCCTTCGCATGAGGAATAAATGAGCCGATCAAGAGATTTAGCGGATGCAGGATCTAAGGCAAACTTCTTAGATAATGTAAGTGCTGATATTAATACAACGTATGCACCCAAAGCATCACCAGCATTTACTGGCACACCCACAGGTATTACTGCAAGTCATTTAACTACTGGTACTTTAGGCAACACAGTTCAGGATAACATTACTAGGTTAGGTACTGTTACTACTGGCACTATAGATAATACAATTGGAAGTAATGCGATTTTCCCAACAGGAGCCGTAGTCAACAAAACAATAATTAGAGAAAATGAACATAACACAGTTCCATATGGTGTTTGGCAAAATTTTTTAGAAGGTAGTTATACTTATAAAGCCACATCTTCACATAATTTCGTTGAATGGTTTACAACATCATATAAAGTAACGAGTAATACTACTGGATTTGGTGTAAGGATTTATAAAAAAACAAGTGGCAGTGGGGTAACCACATCAGATTATTTAATCGATGACGGAAACCACTACACGACTGGAGGTGAAGCAGCGTATACGTTTCATGCGTATTACCCTGCTTATTGGTATGGTGGCCCACGTTCAATGCAACTTTTGGATACGCAAACTCATTCGGCAGGTGACACAGTTTATTATGCTATTTTTTATAGAAGATATGATTCTACGGGGACTATAAATATTCCATACGAAGATCAAGATTCTAATGTCTCAGGCTCCCAGATCACAAAGCCTAATCATGGGTTAGTAATTACGGAGGTTATGATATGAAACCGACTTATTCTGACGCAATTATTGCTTTAGGTATCGAAGGAGCATTTTCTACAAAAGATGGAAAGATTACAAAATGGTTGACTGATGAAACACAACCTTCTGAAAAACAAATCCAAACAAAGTTAAAAGAACTTCAAGCTGAATATGATGCACTTGAATACCAACGTGACAGATTACAAGAATACCCTTCAATCCAAGAATTAGTAGTCGCTTTGTACGATGAAGAAGACAAGGAAGCGATAATAGAAAGACGTAAGGCAGTTAAAACAAAATATCCTAAACCTGAATAGTGGACCACCATTTTAACCCGGCAGATCAATACTATAATTATAAACCTCAACCCGTCGAAGTGATGCCAGAAATTAGCAGTATATCAACACTGATCATGGATCTAGGAATCCCGGCATGTGTGATCCTGGCCAGTTTCTGGTTCATTCGATATCAATCTGAACTAGCAAGGAAGGAACGTGAACAATTTTGGAAAAAAGATGAAGAACATGATGAACGATTACTGGAAATGGTTGAAAAAAGCAGTGATGCAATTCTTCAAATCAAAATGAGTATTGAACAGAATACAGCAGCAATGAGAGAGATGGCAGCAGCATGGAAACGATAACTGAAAAAACAACAGTCAAAGGTGATAAAAACAGCACTACAGTAAATGATAAAGTCCAGTATTTAAGATTCTGGGCAAGATTAATAATTTCAGTTTTAGTGTTTGGTGTTTATTTTTTTATTTGTTGGAGTTTATTCCAGTCCTCACAAGAAGAATTATCAGACTCAGTCCGATCAATTATGCAGATACTTGTGGGTGCCTTAACGGTGGTCCTGGCATCAGTGTCAGGGTATTATTTTTCAGACCCGAAGTCTGACATTGTTGAACCAAAAGAAGAACTAAAAGAGGAACCAAAATGATGAACATTGTAATGCCATTTGCATTAGACCTTTTGAAAGATCTATTAAAATCTAAACTTAACACTTTAGATGCAAAAGAAGTTGAAGAAAAATTTAATAATGCATCCCAGGAAGTTAAAGAAAACATGGATGCATTTGTAAAAAATGATGTACGACATGCACATGAAAACTTCATGAATTTTTTAAAAAATGACTGAAGAAGAAACCAGAACCAGATGGTTCAATCTTTTTTATAGGGAGGAATGTTGGCAAAGCTAACACCAAATTTCAGTGTTGCAGAAATGCAATGCAAATGCGGATGTGAAAGTTGTGAAATGGATCCTGAATTCATGGATATCCTGCAGAACATCCGGGAAGACATTGGTAAGCCGATGAAGGTCACATCTGGTTTCCGGTGCATGGCCCACAACCAAGCAGTTTCTAGTTCTGGTAAAGCCGGGCCACACACCACCGGTAAAGCAGCCGACATCCAGATTTCTGGTCATGATGCATTTGACCTGATTGAGATTGCCCAAGCACATGGCATCCAAGGAATCGGGCTGGATCAGAAAGGTGATCACAATCGTCGATACATCCATCTGGATTCCCTGGACAATGGAAACGGTAGACCCAGACCATGGGTGTGGACGTACTGAGCCATGGGCAAAATAGTCCCATTTAATCCACCACCCGGGGTCTTTAGAAACGGCACCCAGTATCAGGTCAAAGGCCGATGGTTTGATTCTAATCTGGTCCGATGGAAGGACGGTAGACTCAAACCAATCGGTGGATGGTCCAGAGCCATCACAACTGGCCTAACAGGCATAGGCCGGGCCATGTTTTCCTGGAGAGATAATTCAGGGGATAAATGGTTGGCCATCGGCACATCGTCGAATCTTTATATTTTCACATCACTTTCCGGGTCAGCAACCAGTATCACCCCAAACAATTTCACCCCTGGAAGTGATGATGCTGAAGCAGGGACGGGTTTTGGTGCTGGTGTGTTTAATGGTTCAGTAATCACCAAAACATTAACATCAGACAATATTTCAGTAAGCCGGTCTGCAGACACATTCACATTTACAAATAGCAACACTGCTTCTCAAGCCGGTATCGACTTCACAAGTTTTTTTGCAGTCGGTGATGAAATCCAGGCATCGGGGTTCTCTAATTCTGCAAACAATAAACTTTACTCTGCTGGAAATAGTCACAGGGTCACAGCAGTGGCCACCACAATGGATTCAAGTTACCCCAGCAATGTCGCAACATCAGTGCTGACATTAGGCCCAGAGAATGGTTCTGCAGCCTATGGTGGATCCACACTGGCAGATGAATCTGCTGGGCAAACAGTGACGTTATCCCGTTCCAGAAGGTTTGGAAATGAAAACGTCGAAACCACATCTCTAGTGATTGAAGCAGCATCCTGGGTCTTTGATTCTTTTGGTCAAATCCTGATTGGGATGGCACCAAATGATGGCAGAATTTATTACTGGGATCCTAGTACAACCAATCCAACCGGAGTAAAGGCACAACAGATAACCAATGCACCAACTGGTAACCGGGCTGTCATGGTGTCTAAGGAACGTCATGTGTTTGCTTTGGGTGCCGGTGGTGATCCAAGAAAGGTGCAGTTTTCTGATCAAGAAGACAAAGATACATGGACCGCAACAGCAACCAATCAAGCAGGATCCTTCAATCTAGAAACTCAGGGTCAAATTTTAGCCGGGAAAACGGTTGGGTCCAGGATCCTGGTTTGGACCACCACTGATTGCCATGCCATTGACCATGTGGGACCACCATTTGTGTATGGTCGGCAAAAAATTGGTGATGCATGTGGTGCAATATCAAACCGTTCCATGGCAGTAGTTGGAGATGTTGCTTACTGGATGTCACAGGGTGGATTTTTTACATACCAGGGTTCTGTACAGAGTCTCTCATCGACTGTATCAGACTATGTTTTCGGTGACATAAATCCGATTCAAAATTCAAAAATATTTGCTGCTGTCAATGCAGCATTTTTTGAAGTGACATGGTGGTATGCCAGTAGTGGTGCCACTGAAATAGATCGATATGTCACATATAACTATCAAGAAAACTGGTGGAGCATTGGGAGATTAACCCGGACAGCATGGGAAGATGCCGGGGTGTTTGATGACCCAATTGCAGTGGCAGATGATAATATTATCTATGCCCATGAACAGTCTGCCAGCACTGCAGCAAGGACCACCAATACCATTGCAACCACTGATGCAGAACTTTCCGATTTTGACCGTAATTTAGTCAACGGAGGATCTACGTCAGATGTCGGTCTTTGTTTTGCGGAAACTGGTGGCATGGAAGTCGGTGATGGAGAGAACCTAACAAATATCACACAACTGATTACTGACCAAACTTCTGGGGATGCTGGTTTGAGGTTTAAATTTAAAACTAGGTTTAACCCAAACAGCACTGAAACAGAGTCCAGTGCCCTAGAAGTGGCATCGGATGGTTATACTGATTGTAGAATACAAGGTCGGCAATTTGCGTATCGGGTCGAATCTGGATTTGACCAGTCCTGGGAGATCGGCACCATCCGGGCAGACGTTAGTGCAGGGGGCCGACGATGAATTTACCACCGGTGGTTCAGAATTATCAGCCTGGTGTACAAAACAATCTGCAGAATGCCATCAGAAATGCAGATAACCAAAACCTAAAACTGGATAAGGATAATTTTTTGGAATCTGGAAGCATCTGTTTAAAGGCACCAAACGGCAACTGGTATGTTTTAGGTGTCGATAATTCTGGAACATTAACAACAACACAACTATCCGTGGATCGATTAGATGCCAACAACCGGCCACTGATAGCATCTACTAACCCATATTCTTAATAGATATGTCAATCCTATCTGATGCATTTGAACAATTAACTGGTGGGAGTCAACAAAACCAAACCACCACTAGCACATCAAGCACCAATATTGACCCAACTTATCTGCAATATTTTACTGATATTTACAGTAAACTTGGGAAACCAATGTTGACCAACCCCTATTTTGATTTTTCTAAAATACCAGGGGTCACACAAAATGCAGACGGGACATTGACGGGTACTCCAACCGGTGGACAGTTTCTATATGGAGATCCAACATCAGGTCAAAGTGCTGTTACATCAGGATTACAAAACCTTGGAACTGATTTTTTAGGTGCAGGGTTCACCCCACCAAATACTGATGGCACCCCAGGGACACCAGCAACAGTCACCCTACCAGATGGAACCAGTGCCCCAGCACCCGGTTACATGGGAACTGGCATGAATTATTTTACAGAAGTCGGTGCAGGGTCAGCACCAACAGTCGGTTCAGGACAATCGTTTATAACAGACCCGGAAACCGGTGTTGTGTCAGAAGTCGGTCCTGGAATCGAAAACTACATGAACCCTTATACTGAACAAGTCATTGATGCTGCTG